GCTCAAGTACGTCAATGAAGGTAACTACCTAATGGCCGCCAATGAAATGATTAACAGTAAGTGGTATGGTCAGGTAGGTCGTCGTAGCGCAGAGCTTGTCGATATGATGAAGGATGCTAAACGATCTTTCCCGGAAGGTGCTGATTGAGCACAGAACTCAACGTAGAACTTCTTCCGTGGCAACAGGAGGTCTTTGGTGACCTTAGCCGATTTAAAGTTGTTGCCGCAGGTCGTCGTACTGGTAAGTCCCGTCTAGCGGCGTGGCTTCTCATTATCAACGCCCTACAGACTGAACGTGGCCATGTCTTCTACGTAGCCCCTACCCAAGGGCAAGCAAGAGACATCATGTGGAACACCTTGATGGAGTTAGGTAATCCTGTCATCACAGGTAGCCACATTAACAATCTGACAATCAAACTGGTCAACGGTGCTACCATTAGTCTCAAAGGTGCTGACCGTCCAGAAACAATGCGTGGTGTATCCCTTAAGTTCCTTGTAATGGACGAATATGCGGATATGAAGCCCTCAGTATGGGAAACCATCTTACGTCCTGCCTTGGCCGACCAGAAGGGCCATGCGTTATTCATAGGGACACCTATGGGACGTAACCACTTTTATGAGTTGTTTCAATATGCGGAAATGTCAGGCGATGAGACTTATAAGGCGTGGCATTTTACGTCTTATGACAATCCACTACTCGACCCAGACGAAATTGATGTCGCAAAGAAGTCAATGTCGTCCTACGCCTTCCGACAGGAATTTATGGCTTCCTTTGAAGCAATGGGTTCTGAAATATTCAAAGAAGACTGGGTTAAGTTTTCTTCTGATGAGCCTGACGTTGGCGATTATTACATTGCAGTTGACCTTGCGGGTTTTGCTGATGTGCAAAGCGCAACAAAGTCTAAGAACAAGAAACTCGACCAAACGGCGATTGCTGTAGTTAAGGCAAATGAGGACGGATGGTGGGTAGCGGATATTGTACATGGACGATGGGATATCAAAAAGACCGCAAGGAAGATTTTCGAGGCTGTCAATGCCTATCAACCTGTAGCGGTTGGTATCGAAAAAGGAGCCTTAAAGAATGCGGTACTGCCGTACCTTACGGATCTGATGAAGTCCCAACAGCGTTTTTTCAGAGTCGAAGAGTTGACTCATGGGAACAAAAAGAAAACTGATCGTGTTGTCTGGGCGTTACAAGGACGTTTTGAGCACGGACAGATTACACTGAATGAGGGCGATTGGAACCCACAGTTTCTTGATGAACTCTTTCAGTTTCCAAATGCCTTAGTGCATGATGATTTGGTTGACGCATTAGCCTACATCGACCAACTAGCAAAGGTGTCGTACTACTACGATTACGAAGAAGACGATTTTGAAATCTTAGACCCTGTAGCAGGTTATTAACATGGAATATGAAAACCAAACGATTGATCCAACGTCCTTAGAATCTTGGGTAATGAACAAATGCGATCAGTGGCGAGATCATTACGAAGGAAACTACAAAGAAAAGTTTGACGAATACTACCGTCTCTGGAGGGGTCAATGGGCCGCTGAAGACTCCATGAGAAACTCAGAGCGTTCTCGTATTATTTCCCCTGCTCTTCAGCAAGCTGTTGAGTCAGCCGTAGCAGAGGTTGAAGAAGCAACCTTTGGACGTGGGAAGTGGTTTGACATTCAAGACGATGTTCAAGACAATCAATCAGCGGATATTATGGTTCTTAGGAACACTCTGGACGAAGACTTTAAGTTTGTCTCTGCGCGTAAAGCAATTGCTGAGTGTATTATTAATGCCGCTGTATTTGGCACAGGCATGGCTGAAATTGTTGCTGATGAAGAAATTCAAATGACTCCCGCATCGCAACCAATTATGGAAGGAGCCATGCAAGCTATCGGTGTTATGGAGCGTACCCGAACGGTATTCAAATTACGTCCGGTAATGCCGCAGAACTTCCTAATTGACCCTGTAGCTACAAACATCCAAGAAGCCCTAGGTGTTGCTATTGACGAGTATGTGCCGCTTCATCAGATCCACATGGCACAAGAAGCCGGTATCTATCGTAAAGACGCAGAGGTTACCGAAGCCGCTATTGATGTTGACCTTGAGCCTACTCAAGACCTAACGCTTTACACAGACGACAAAGTACGTCTAACAAAATACTATGGTCTTGTCCCTAGCGAGTTGTTTAATGAAAACGCAGACGAAGGCGAAGAGAAAGAAAAAGAATCAGAATATGTAGAAGCCATTATTGTTATTGCTAACGGTGGCATTCTACTCAAAGCTGAGACCAACCCGTACATGATGAAGGATCGTCCTGTAGTAGCTTTCCCTTGGGATGTCGTACCGGGCAAATTCTGGGGACGTGGTATCTGTGAAAAAGGATACAATGCACAGAAAGCCCTTGACACTGAATTGAGAGCACGAATTGACGCACTTGCGCTTACTGTACATCCTATGCTTGCTGTTGATGCTTCACGCCTTCCTCGCGGAAGCAAGTTGGAAGTTAGACCCGGCAAGGCCATCCTTACGAACGGCAATCCCGCAGAAGTTTTACAGCCGTTTAGATTCGGAAATCTGGACGCAAATACATTTAACCAAGCGGCCAGTCTCCAACAAATGGTTCAAATGGCAACTGGGGCTATTGATGCGGCAGGTATACCGGGAAGTATCAATGGGGATGCCACAGCCGCAGGTATCTCAATGTCACTGGGAGCCATCATCAAGCGTCACAAGCGTACATTGATTAACTTCCAAGAAGCATTTTTGATTCCATTAGTACAAAAGGTTGCCTATCGGTACATGCAGTTTGATCCAGATCGGTACCCTGCACAGGATTTTAAGTTTGTCGCTAGTAGCTCTCTTGGTATCATTGCTCGTGAGTATGAAGTTACACAGCTTGTTCAGTTGCTACAGACAATGGGTCAGGATTCACCAATGTATCCATTGCTCATTCAGGCAATCGTTGACAACATGAACTTAAGCAACCGTGAGGAAATCATTGCAAGCCTACAGCAAGCAATGCAACCAAATCCCGAAGCACAACAAGCGCAAGCACAAGCAATTCAAATGGAAATGGCTCAGAAACAAGCTACTGTTGAAAATATTCAAGCTCAAACTCAAGAGGTTGTCTCACGAATTCAACAGAATCAAGTTGAAACTGAATTGCTTCCTGTTGACAGTGAAACCAAACGCTATGCCGCTGTTATGAAAGGTATGGGAACAGACCCAACGACTGAAGAATTTAATCAACGTGCTAAGATTGCCGAACTGGCACTCAAAGAACGTGAGATTGAAACTAAAGAAGATATTGTAGAAATGCAAATGAGAGGCCAAAATGGTAACGAAGCAAGAACTGGATAACATTCTAACACAAGTGAATGCCATTCTTAAGCAATATGACGAACGTCTTAAGACTTTAGAAGAGCAATCAAATAAACCTAGAACAACACAAAAAAAGGCTCCATTAGCACAAGCCTCTTGACAAGTCAAGTATTTTATGGTATAATATAAGTATATATTTAATACAGGAGAAACTCTATTGAGTCCTGAAAACGAAAAGTATTACGAAAACTACCTTGATTTATTTCTTCATGAAGGTTGGAAACAATTCGTAGAAGAAGCACAAGATCTCTTAGATGCTTTTGAGATCGAAGACATCAAGGATGAAATAGATTTAGCCTTTGTCAAAGGACAGAGAAATTCACTTTTGAATATCACTCGTTTTGAGACAGGCATAAGAAATGCAATTGACATGGAGTCTGAGGATGCTTAGACGCTATGATTTCAAATGCATTCAATGTGACCACATAGAAGAGCAGTGGGTAGATTCAAGTGATCTATTCGCAACTTGCCTTGAATGTGGTGACACCGCACAGCGGATAATCTCAAGTGTATCTTCACATTTCAAAGGCACGGGTTGGCCCGATGCCGATGATGCGTGGGCTAGAGATCACGAAAGAGCCGCTAAAAGAACAAATCCATAATGCTACGGCACGGAGTTTAACAATATGGCACAGTTAATTGATACGAAACCCGAAGACCAACAAGAAACCGAAGAGTTTGCTACTTTAGAAGAACAAGAGGAAATCCAAGAGGAAGCCGTTGAGCCAACCCTTGAGGAACCTGAAGAAACCGAAGAAGACGACATACCTGATAAGTATCGTGGAAAGGATATCAAAGATATCGTTCAGATGCATCAGGAAGCTGAAAAACTTCTAGGCAGACAAAGTTCAGAAGTCGGTGAACTACGGAAGATTGTTGATGACTTTGTTAAGTCTCAGATTCAATCGGCCTCAAGCCCACAACAAGAAACTGACGAAGAAATAGACTTTTTCTCAGACCCAGAGAAAGCTATTGCAAAAGCCATTGAAAAACACCCGTCACTTAAGGCGGCAGAACAAACCTCAAAGGCAATGATGCAACAGCAGACTCTGGCTCAACTGCAGAACACTCACCCGGACTTTCTTGAAATTATTCAAGACACAGGTTTCCAAGAGTGGGTACAGGGCTCCAAAGTGCGTCTTGAGTTGTACCAACGTGCAGATCAACAGTTTGACTTTGACAGTGCTAATGAACTAATTTCGACGTGGAAAGAACGTCAGAATATGGTTTCAGAGACTGCCAAGGTTCAAAAGGAAGATCGTAAGCGTCAACTTAAAGCGGCATCTACAGGGTCTGCATCAGGTTCTACTGAAGCACCAAGTCGTAAAATCTATCGTCGTGCTGATATTATTAAACTTATGCAAACTGACCCAAAGCGTTACACACAGCTACAGCCAGAGATTATGGCGGCTTACGCAGAGGGTCGTGTCAAATAGCGTTAAGGAGCTAAATCATGGCACTTGGTACTAACCACGTCACCAATACTACGGCGGCTACTTTTATCCCCGAAATTTGGTCTGACGAAATCATAGCGGCATACGAGAAGTCTCTCGTTCTTGCCAATCTTGTAAATCGTATGCCAATGACAGGCAAGAAGGGTGATGTTCTTCACGTCCCTAAGCCTACTCGTGGCGATGCATCTGCTAAAGCGGCTTCAACTCAGGTCACACTGATTGCGGCTACTGAGTCAGAAGTTCAAGTAGCAATCGATCAGCACTACGAGTATTCTCGTTTGATCGAAGACATTACTGACGTGCAAGCTCTTGCTTCACTCCGTCAGTTCTACACTTCTGATGCAGGTTATGCACTTGCAAAGCAGGTCGATACTGATCTGTTTGCCCTTGCTAAGTCATTCGGTGACTCAGATGGTGCTGACTTTATTCACAGCAACTCGTTCTACATGGATACATCAACAAATTTGACTGCTTATGCGGCTGATACTGTTGTTCCTGCTGACCTGTTTACAGACGTTGGTTTCCGTGAAGCTATTAAAGAGCTTGACGATAACGATGTTCCAATGGATCAGCGTTTCCTTGTTGTACCTCCTTCAGTTATCCAAACCATCCGTGGTATTGAGCGTTATGTTTCTTCTGATTTTGTATCAGGACAAACTGTTGTCAACGGAAATGTTGGTAGCCTCTATGGTATTGACATCTACGTTTCAACTAACTGCCCTGTTGTAGAAACAGCCGCACAAAACGCCGCTACTAACGGTGGAGAGTTGAAAGCAGGTATCTTAGGTCATCGTGACGCTATGGTATTTGCAGAGCAAATGGGTGTCCGTACCCAGACTCAATACAAGCAAGAGTATCTTGGTGACTTGTTCACTGCAGACACTCTGTATGGCGTAAAGGTTTTACGTCCTGAGTCAGCCCTTACTTTGGTATTTAATTCCTAAGTAAGCTCTAGGGGCCCCATTCGGGGCCTCTTCCTAATTCAATAAACTGGAGATGTGAATGGGTATCTTTCGTGGAACAGGCGGTACAGGTGATTCAACTACAGATACTACCGTTACAACTGTAACCGAAAAAGCCGCAGAAGCCGCATCTTCAGCCACTTCAGCCGCTAATAGCGCAACCTCAGCGGCCAATAGCGCATCCTCTGCATCCACTTCAGAAACCAATGCCGCCACCAGTGAAACCAATGCGGCTACATCAGCTAACAATTCCGCTACTTCTGCAACTAATTCGGCTACTTCAGCTACGTCAGCTTCTACCTCAGCAACAACAGCAACTACCAAAGCATCTGAGGCATCCACATCTGCCACTAATGCCGCTACATCAGCTACTGCGGCACAGACTGCACAAACAGCCGCAGAAGCCGCACAGACTGCCGCTGAAACAGCAGAGACTAATGCAGAGACTGCAGAGGCAAACACCCTAGCAATCTTTGGTGACGCTCAAGACGTTCAAGACGCTGTAGACTCTGCCAGTGCATCAGCTACCACGGCAACTACCAAGGCAACTGAAGCGGCTACATCAGCCACCAATGCGGCCAACAGTGCTACCTCAGCAGGTACATCAGCCACCAATGCGGCCTCAAGCGCATCACAAGCCGCTACATCAGCCAATACAGCCGGGTCTCATGTTACTGATGCAGAGACAGCTAAAGATGCCGCTGAGACTGCACAGGCCGCCGCTGAAACCGCTGAGACTGCCGCAGAAACTGCTCAAGTTGCCGCAGAAACTGCGGAGACTAATGCGGCCTCTAGTGCTACTAGTTCTTCTACCAGTGCAACCAATGCCGCTACCTCAGCCACTGCGGCAGGTACCTCAGAAACAAATGCGGCTACATCAGCTACAACAGCTACTACTAAAGCATCTGAAGCATCCACCAGTGCGACTAATGCGGCTACCTCAGAATCTAATGCGGCCTCTAGCGCCACTGCGGCGGCCTCAAGCGCGTCACAATCCGCTACATCAGCAACTAATGCCGCTACCTCTGCGACTAATGCCGCCACGTCCGAAACCAATGCGGCTACTTCCGCAACTAACGCTTCTAGTGCAGTTCAAGATAAATTTGATGCTTTAACAACGTCTGCATCAACGGGACCCGAAGGTTCAAACTCTAGCGCAACATATACTTCATCGTCAAATACAATAGCCTTTACTATTCCTCAAGGCGATACTGGACCTACAGGCCCAACAGGCCCAACAGGCCCAACAGGACCTACAGGACCTACAGGACCTACTGGACCTGATGGACCTACAGGACCTCAAGGTTTAATAGGACCTACAGGACCTACTGGGCCTGACGGACCTACAGGACCTACTGGAGCAATAGGACCTGATGGTCCCACCGGACCTACTGGACCCACTGGACCCACGGGACCTCAAGGTGTTGCAGGCAGTGGTGTAACAATGCAAGGTTCAGTTGCAACAACAGCTAACCTTCCCAGTACCGGCAATACTCAAGGCGATGCTTATATTGTCCAAGCGGATGATAGTCTTCACATTTGGGACGGTAGTGCATGGGTAAGCGGTGGATCAATCCAAGGACCTACTGGCCCTACAGGACCTCAAGGATTAACAGGGCCTACAGGACCCACTGGTCCTACTGGTCCTACTGGTCTTACCGGAGCAGATGGTCCTACTGGACCCCAAGGAACCACAGGACCTACAGGACCTACAGGACCTACAGGACCTACTGGACCTACTGGACCTGCAGGAAGTGACGGTAGTGATGGTGCAACAGGGCCTACAGGTCCTACAGGCAATGCGGGTGCTGATGGCGATGGTGGTGGGCTATTCTCCATTGAGGGGGAAAGAAATAATAGCGTTTCTCTGAACCAATATTTTGCTGTTGGTAATGGAGCGCAACCACAAAAGGGACAAAAAATTCCCGTTGCAACTTCCCTGCAATATTTGACGCTATCTTGTGATTCGGCGCAAACAATGACCGTTTCTCTATATGTAAACGGTAGTGATTCAAGTAGGTCTGTTTCTGTTTCAAGTGCTTCATCTGCTACGGCAGATTTTACAGCATCGCCACTTTCACTAAGCGCAGGGGATACAGTAACCTTTAGATGTACATCAGGTTCATCGTCCTCTACTACTGTCGTAGCGGGTTGGTTTGGTCATGATGGCGTACAAGGTCCAACAGGGCCAACTGGTCCAACGGGCCCAACAGGGCCGACTGGACCTACTGGTGCAGATTCTACAGTTGCAGGACCAACTGGCCCGATAGGTCCCACTGGCCCCACTGGTGCTACGGGTGATGGGTTTACAGGAGGTAGCTATGCTCCGTCAACCGGTATTGTAACTTTTACGTCAGACGATGGCCTGGGCTTTGCAACAGCAGATCTCCGTGGTGCAACTGGCCCTACAGGTCCTACTGGTCCTACTGGACCTAGTGGTGACGACGGCGCTACGGGACCCACAGGACCTGCGGGACCCACTGGCCCTACCGGTCTCACTGGTCCCAGTGGTGCAGACGGTAGTGACGGAGCAACTGGGCCTGCCGGTGCAACTGGGCCTGCCGGTCCAACTGGTCCTACGGGACCAACCGGCCCTACGGGTGATGGATTTACCGGTGGAAGCTACGCCGCCCCAACTGGCGTTGTCACATTCACTTCTGATGATGGGTTAGGGTTTTCAACAGGAGATTTAAGGGGCGCAACCGGTCCCACCGGTCCTGCCGGTCCAACTGGTCCCGCTGGGGCAGATGGTTCAGATGGCGCAACAGGCCCGACTGGACCTACGGGTCCGACTGGGCCTACCGGTCCTGCTGGCGCTGATTCAACTGTAGCTGGTCCTACTGGACCTACGGGCCCTGCTGGGCCTCCGGGTCCCACTGGTTCTACAGGATCTGCTGGCCCTACAGGACCAACGGGACCTACGGGACCCACTGGGCCTACTGGACCTGCAGGAGCCGATGGTGGAGCAGTAGGAGGCGGTTCAGATGAAGTGTTTTACGAAAACGAGCAAACCGTAACAACGAATTACACTATTACAACAAACAAAAATGCAATGAGCGCAGGAACAATTACTATTAACAGTGGTGTAACTGTTACGGTTCCTAGTGGCTCAAGGTACGTGGTGGTTTAAGATGGCGGTAACAATCAACGGAACAACAGGAATTAGCCTCGTACAGGACGGCACGATTACTGCGACAAAACTTGCTTCAGGTGTTGGTGGTAAAATTTTGCAGGTTGTGCAGGCAACTTCTTCTACTCAAACGTCAATATCATCGGGAGAATCTGCGGTAGAACCCGCTGTTTCAATTACGCCTTCCTCTACAAGTAGCAATATTTTGATAATGCACTCAGCGGGCGGTCGTGGCAACTCTGCTCCAAACTCTATTGGATTTGCAATAAAAAGAGGTTCAACAGTGGTTTGGGCCGCTGGTCGATACGGGTTTCAAAACGGCAGTATTTGGGCACCGTGTCCTTTTCATGTACATTACTTGGATTCTCCTAGCACTACATCAGAAATTACTTACACTCCTTTCATTCATTGCGAAAACAGTGCAAGCCTTATTCATAATAGTTCTGATGCGGCGGTGTTTAGTGGAGAAGCTACTGCGGTTACAATAGCAATGGAGATATCAGGATGACCATAGAAAGATTTGATGCTCTACTTGCGTTACGCCCCAATGCACAATTTGTACTACGCAATAACGAATTAGAATGGCGGGACACAGAGCAAACTGAGCCAACCGAAGCTGAGATCGTAAGCAAAATTGCAGAGCTTGGGGCCGCAGAACCAATGCGCCTACTTCGGGAGGTTCGCAATCAAATGCTTGCAGAAACAGACTGGTGGGTTCTGCCAGACAATACATCCACACAAGCACAGCTAGATTATCGACAAGCATTACGCGATATAACGAATACTTACTCCTCTTTGGATAATGTAGTCTGGCCGGAGAAACCATAATGAGCAAAATAGCATTATCGCCAAATTCATCTGGCACTGGCACGTTTACAATTGCATCTCCGAATAGCAATACAAGTCGTACACTAACATTACCCGATCAAGACGGAACCATATCTTTAAATGCGGGTTTTGCGACAACAGACATATTAGGGATTTCTTCACTGGCAGATGATGTTAACTTCTCAACAACAAGCTCATCAGATGTGAATTTAAGCACAAACACTAATTACACGCCTGTCAGCAATCAAAGTAGCTTTATTGTGTATAGCTCCACCGATTTCACAATGACTGTGGTTGATTCGACAGGAGGCGGTAACACAAGGGCTAGTTTTAACTTGACTTACTATGACGGTACAAATTACCAAACAATTAATGAGGCGACAAATCCGTTGATAGGTACTGTGGGGTATGAGCGACGAAGCACTACTAGCTATCACTACGCACAGTTTAACGCCATAGCCTACTTGACCCAGAGCGCATTGAGATCAGACACGGGAACTCTTCATTTAACAGTAAGGGGGCATCGCGATTACGCTAATCTAACTGTTACCACGTCGGCAACAAACATTTTAATTATTGAGGTAGTATGATGACTACTTTAGCTAAAGTTATTTCAGAGACTCTTGGCCATTCAGATTTTGTAATTGTTAATCATTCAAATGCGAATGAGCCTACTCAGGTTCTTGACCAGAATGATAACCCTATTGATGTTGACATCTCAGCGGCAGAGGCAGAGCTTGCATCGCAACTTGCCGCGATTCAGTACAAGGTAGATCGAGAGTCCGAATATCCGCCTATTGGTGAGCAACTTGATTACATTTACCACAACGGTGTTGATGCTTGGAAAAGCGATATCATTAATCCGATTAAGGCGAGGTATCCCAAGCCATGAGCGAAATTTTAGTAGATACAATTAAAACGTCAGGCGGTTCTGGTGGCCTGTCTGTTCCCTCTACCGCAGGTACTCTAGTCACCTCTAGCAATATTTCGAGCTTTACTTCTTCTGGTTCAGTAAAACAAATTAAGTTTACTCAGTTTACTGGTACAAGTACTAAGGGTTTTAGCGCGGAGACGGGAGGCACAATATCTGAGTTAGCGGTGAGTATTACCCCAACCTCCTCCTCTAGCATTATTAGAATTGACGCAATGGTCTGTGGCGAGCATGGTGTGTCTTCAAACAATTTTAACGGTGTTTGGTATTTCGACAGAAATGGGACAAAATTATCTGCGCCCGCCGCCGGTAATCGTCAGGTCGGTATTGCAATAGCTACTAACCTTAGTTATGAAGCTACTAATGCACACAGTACTGCTGAAATGGTCAACTACGCTTATTTTGACACTCCGAATACTACATCACAAATTACCTACACCGTCGCTTTTCAACCACGGCTGGCGGAAACTTGGTATTTGAATCGAAATGTAAGCAATACAGATACTAGTTCTTACGAGCGAGGGACATCTTATATTTGTGCAATGGAGTTTGAAGCATAATGGCTATTTCAAAGATTGGATCTTATGCGTAACCAGTATTGGTTTTGGCAATCAGGTATACCCACTGAAAAATGCGATAGTTTAATTGAACAATGCAAAACAGTCGAGGCAACAAAGGGGACCACATTTAACGGTCAAAATATTTCTGAGGAAAACTTCCATAGAAACTCAACCATACGATGGGTTCAAAACATCAATGGAATTTACGAGTTGATCTGGCCTTTTGTGTGGGAAGCAAACAGGTGCGCTTTCAACGTAGATATCAGCAACATTTTTGAAGTGCAGTTTACTGAGTACGATGCCACAGAGGAACAATATTACAAATGGCATCACGATATTAACTGGACATCAGACGCAGGGTTTGACCGAAAGTTAAGTGTTATCGTTCAGTTAACAGACTCTGACCTATATGAAGGTGGAGATTTTCAATTTCAAAATATTAAGTCACCGGATGGGTTAAGGACCAAGGGAGCCGTTATGGTGTTCCCTTCTTATTTGGAGCATCAAGTAACCCCTGTGACTAAAGGTACAAGGCATTCTTTAGTAACGTGGGTAGAAGGGCCACGATGGAAATGAACAGTATGGCAACAGAAAGCACTAAACAAGTCGTTGATGCAGTTAGTGTCGTTACAGTCGTAGGAACTCTGGGTGAGGTGTTGCCACCAATGGCGGCTCTGTTTACATTGATATGGACAGCAATCCGAATCTACGAGACTAAAACCGTACAAAAGATGTTGGGCAGGAAACGCCCAGATGATAGCTGAACTAGCCGCCGCTAATGCCGCTTTTGCGGTTATTAAGGAGACCATTGCTAATGGGAAAGAAATCTACGAAGCAGGAGAAGCTCTGGCAGATTATTTCGGACTCAAAGCACAGATACAAAAGAAGGCTCACGAACATGGCTATAAGTCAGATTTACAGGCCTTCATGGCCGCAGAACAGCTAAAGGAATATGAAGCTAGTCTGAAACAAATGATGATCTGGCAGGGACGAGGAGGTCTTTGGCAAGATTGGTTAGCATTTCAACAAAAGATGAGGGAAAGCCGTGAAGCGGAAGCCAAAAAACAGAAGGCCGAAAAAGCTAAACGTAGAGAGCAAATTATTAATGTATGCCTTGGGATTGGTTTGGGTGCTTGCATTCTCTCAGCCATTGGCTTGGTAGCTTACATCTTTTATTGGATTGCACAACAAAGGTAATCCTATGTGGACAGTATACGGAATTATTACAATAGCTATGCAACCCGGTGTGTTACAGATTATAGACCGGAAAGAATTTGAGAATCCTCAAGACTGCTTTAAGGAAGCAATGGTACTCATGCAGGATGCAGAAGACCCTAGAGGAATGGCTTGTGTGCCTATACCAGACGATAGAAAAACAGGAGTATGATTTATGATTGGCCTAGTCACAGCTATTACGAACTTGGCAGGTACATGGGTCAGTGCCAAGGCGGAATCAACCAAGGCCACCGCAGAGGCCAAAGCCACCGCACTGAAAACAGCGGCACAGTCCACAGCGGATTGGGAACGCATCATGGCAGAGTCATCCAAGACAAGTTGGAAGGACGAGTGGCTCACAATAGTATTCAGCATCCCGCTGATTTTAGTCTTTATACCAAGCATGGTAGAACATATTCAAGCGGGATTTACAGCATTGGCAACTTTGCCGATTTGGTATCATGAGATACTCATGGTAATTGTACTAGCCTCCTTTGGTGTTAAAGCCGGTAAAGGAGTTATGGATATGATGGGGAAAAAATAATGCCGGGATATGGAATGGGATACAAAATGAAAAAAAAGTCTACCACTAAAAAGAAAACAGGTACGCCGGGGACAAAGTATCCTCGCATGACTAAGCCAACAAAACGGACGAGGTAAATATGGCTAAAGGTGTGAAGCATTACTTTAGGGACGGTACAGAGCATAAAGGAGCTATGCACAAAGATGCTAAAGGGCGGCCAATGTCTGGTGCTCGTCATACAAAAAATAGTAAGTATCTGTACCATATGAGTGAGCTATCGAAAACTGCAAAGAAAAGAGCTAAAGCATAATGGCCGCAAAGAAACGAAAGAAAGCAAATGATGCTTGTGCTCGTAAGGTCAAAGCCCGTTACAAGGTTTGGCCTTCAGCATACGCTTCAGGTGCTGTAGCAAAGTGCAGAAAGGTTGGCGCAAAGAACTGGGGAAACAAAAGTGGCCGTAAGAAAAAGTAAGAAAGGTGCGGCCCTTAAAAAGTGGTTTAAAGAAGAATGGGTAGACTTAAAGACCGGAAAGCCGTGTGGTCGAAAGAGTGCCAAAGGGGGATCGAAGAGGCCTTATCCTTCTTGCAGACCCAAAGCGGTCGCCGCCAAGATGACCAAAGCAGAGAAAGCCTCAAGCACACGCAGGAAGACAGGCCCTGCCCGAATCAAACACAAAGTAACAGCGTCAGGTAGGCGTAGGAAATGATTAAAAAATCTGTTGTTAAAACACTGACAAGTTCAACTGCTGATATATATGAAGTTCCTGTTAATAAAAAAACTCAGGTAACTTTTATATATCTTAAGAACGAAAGCGGGTCAACAGCAACGGCCGAACTAGATTATTATGATAGCTCTGAAACAACTACATTTGCTATCTTAGATGGCTATTCTTTGCAATCTAAAGACACTTTTGAACTCTTTGGGAATGATAACAAATTTTTAATTATACACAGCGGTGATAAAATTACTGCATCAGCTACAGGATCAATGACCTTGATACTGTCAATTATTGAAGAAAACGATATTATCCAAGGAGGCTAATGTGGCAAAAAAGAAAGACCCTAGACTTGCACGAGCCGGTGTCTCAGGCTACAACAAACCTAAGCGCACTCCGGGAGGCTCTAAGAAATTCGTAGTGGTTGCTAAAGAAGGTGACAAGATTAAGACCATACGCTTTGGTGATCCTAACATGACCATTAAAAAAGATCAACCCAAGCGTAGGAAGTCTTTTAGAGCACGTCATAAGTGCGACACAAACCCTCCAAGTAAACTCACAGCCCGTTATTGGTCATGCAAAAAATGGTAGACTTGACATTTGACCAAAAATGTGCTATAATAGTACATATGTACTTTAAGGTATTCTCATGACATATTTAGAACTTGTCAATAATGTTTTGAAACGCTTACGAGAGCGTACCGTAGCAACGATAGATGAAACTACGTACTCTACGTTAATTGGTGTTTTAATCAATGACGCTAAAACCGAAGTAGAAAACGCTTGGAACTGGTCTGCGTTACGTCAAACATTAACGCTAACGACAACTTCTGGTGTGTTCAACTACGAACTTAACGGAACTGGTAATAACTTTAGCGTCATGGATGTTGTTAACGATTCCGGTGATTTTTTTATGGAATACCGTACTCAACACGATTTTAACCAGTTTTATCTCAATCAAACTCCTGCTAGCGGCAACCCAAGATACTACAATTTTAATGGTGTTTCTGCTGACGGAGACACATTAGTTGATGTATATCCCAAACCTGATACAATCTACACAATTTACTTTAACATTATTCAACGTACTGGTGATCTATCTGCAGGTACAGATAAACTGACTGTCCCATCTTTGCCTGTTTCGTTACTTGCATATGCTAAAGCAATTGAAGAGCGTGGCGAAGACGGTGGAGTTGCTAGTACATCAGCTTACGCTACTGCCACTCGTGTGTTAAACGATGCAATTGCTCAAGATGCCCAAAGGCACACTGAAGAACTAGAATGGGTTGTATAGATGGCTAGACCGTTACAAGCACTCAGTATTGCCGCACCGGGGTTTTTTGGTTTAAACACCCAAGAATCCGGTATTACCCTTGAAAGTGGTTTTGCACTGACTGCTAATAACTGCATTATTGACAAGTATGGACGCTTAGGTGCTCGTAAGGGTTGGCGTTATGTAACGTCCACGGGCGGCTCTGGAGTCAATCTATTAGGTGCCCATCGGTTTATTGATATTGAAGGCACTGAAACCATTTTATCGTGGTCTGCGACGAAGTTTTACAAAGGCACTACAACTCTTACTGAGATTACTCCTACATCTGATAATACGTTTACTGAAGGCAACTGGCAGTGTGTAACACTTAACGATAAAGCGTATTATTTCCAACGTGGCTATAAGCCAATGGTTTATGATCCGGTTGCAGGAACTATTACTGACGTAGAAGACGAAAGCTCCTACAGTGGCCGTAGTATCAATGGAACTACTCAGGCACCCCCGGGTAATACTGTTATGTCTGCCTATGGACGCTTGTGGACTGCAGACATTCAAGACCCTAGCGATAGTTCATACTATAATAAAATGACTGTTTACTGGTCTGATCTGTTAGATGGTGCAGATTGGAACACAGGTTCTGCAGGTTCAATAGACCTTTCAGCGATACTTGTAAACGGCACAGACGAGATTGTAGGCTTTGGTGCTCAGAATGGGCAGTTTATTGTATTCTGTAAACGTAACATTGTCGTATTTGCTGACGGTTCTGCTGACGCATCTTTTGATCCTGCTACATTAAGACTTGTAGAAGTCATTAGTCGTGTTGGTTGTGTTGCTAGAGACAGTATACAAAACACAGGTATTGATATCTTCTTCTTGTCTGAAGATGGCCTAAGAAGCCTTGGACGTGTTATCCAAGAAAAGTCACTGCCAATGCGTGATTTGTCTAAAAACGTTAGAGATGATATTGTAGATCTTACTGCATCAGAAACTACAGCAGACATAAAATCTGTATATTCTGAAGATAACGCATTTTATCTTTTGTTGTTCCCAAGTGTTACTCAAGTATATTGTTTTGATACTCGTGCTCCGTTGCAAGATGGTTCCCTTAGGGTTACTATTTGGGATACTCAAAATCAAACCAATATGTTATCTTTAGCAAACTCTGTTTACTTTACTCAAACTGATGGGCTTGCGGAGTACTTTGGCTATACAGACAATTCTGCAAGATATACCTTTCAGTACTTTACGAATTACTTTGACTTTGGCAACTCGTCAACAACTAAAATTCTAAAACGCATTGCTACTACAGTTATCGGCGGGGTAGGTGAGTCATTTATTTTTAAATCTGCTTTTGATTACTCTGATGACTATACATCATACCCTGCAGTGCTAGAAGATCTAGCTATTGCAGAATACGGAATTGCTGAGTTTGGGGCAAATGGAGCAACCACGCCAGATGATCCCACTCCTGCAGAGTACACAAGTGGAACTATTTCAGATATTGTAAGACTTCCGGGGTCAGGATCAGGTAGTATCCTTCAGGTTGGTTTTGAAGCTAACCTCGATGGTGCAGAAATATCAATTCAAAAATTGGATGTATACGTAAAACAAGGTAGGATTCTTTAATGAGTAACTATACGCAACTAACCAATTTTGCAACTAAAGATAATCTTGCCAGTGGAAACGCCAATAAGATTATCAAGGGTGCAGAAATCAATGCTGAATTTGTCGCAATTGAAACAGCAGTCAACAGTAAAGCTGATATTGAATCACCTACATTTACAGGAGATCCTGCGGCACCCACACAATCTTCATCTGATGATTCAACTAAACTAGCAACCACAGCGTTTGTACAGACTGCTGTAGGGGCATTGGTAACTATTCCATCAGGAATGATTGCACCTTATGCAGGGCCTTCAGACGGAAGCCATACAGCACCCACAGGGTGGTTCTTGTGTTATGGTCAGGCAGTCAGTCGTACAACGTATGCGGCACTGTTTACAGCCATTGGAACTACTTACGGTACTGGTGATGGATCAACTACCTTTAACCTTCCTGATCTCCGTGGACGCACCATTGCCGGTGTTGACGACATGGGAGGCTCTGCGGCTTCGCGTCTAACAGGTGACAATGGAGCCTCTACAGCAACTGCAGATTCCAATGGATCATTTACGAGTGCTACAAACATTCTTGTAGATGGTAATAGCGGTACAATTGTCCTTGGCATGAAAGTAACTGGCACAGGAATTTCTAGTGAAGTTACAGTCGTTAAGATTAACAGTCAGACAGACATTGTGTTGTCCTCCGCAGTTACTATTACAGATGACACTGCACTGACATTTGCATTTGATGGGGCTATTCTTGGTTCTGCCGGTGGTGAAAGTACTCATTTATTAACAAGTGCTGAGTCTGGTGAACCGGGCCACAACCATACTTTAAATGAAACGCCTCATAGTCACCCCATGACTACTTCTCCGCAGTCAGCCTCAGACGGACCATTCAATAGAATTAGAAGCACGACTGAAGGGCAGGGTACCGCTACAAAATCAACTAGCACAGCTAGTACAGGCATCACAATAGACGCTGTAGCCGCCGCAGACGCATCATCCGCACACAACATTATTCAGCCCACGTTAGTGCTGAATTACATTATTAAACAGTAAGAGGTAATCAAATGGCAATCGGGAGTATCATTGGAGGAGCCATTGGAACTAGCTTTGGTCAACCTCAATTAGGGGCGGCTTTAGGTGGTCAATTGCTTGATGGTGGTCTCTTTGGGGATTACGGGTCAGGTTCAGCAAGAGAAGCGATTGATAAAGCCGCTGAATTATCAGGGGATATACGGTTTAGACCTGTTACGGTCGGTACAACATCTGGTGTAGCCGCTTTAGACCCTCAGGCAGGTGAGTACGGTGTTGCTCTTGCGCCTGCATACCAGAATATTCTAGGGTCTGCCTTAGGCGGCGCAGGAGGACTTTTTCAACAACTAGCCGCTTTTGATCCCAGACAGCGTGAAAGAGAAATTTTTGAAGAACAAGTCAGTCTACTTCAGCCTGAGTTTGAAAGACAAGAAGAACGTCTACGCCAAGGTATGTTTGGTACTGGACGCTTAGGTCTACAGCTTGCAGGTGAAGGCGTGGGTGCCGGTGTAGACTCTGGTATGGTTCAGCCTGATGTATTTGGCTTGGGAACAGCACAGCAACAGACACTTGCTAAACTTGCCGCAGGATCTCGTGAGCAAGCCCTAGGAGAAGCCCAACAGCTTGGTCAGCTTGCTCAGGGAATGCTACAGTCTGGTATGTCGATTTCTGAGATGGAACGTCAATTAATTTCACTGGGTGTTGACGCAGAAACTGCAAGGTCTGCCGCAGAGTTTGGTGCGGCTAGGGTTCAAATGAGTCCTTATGAGTATTTGTTTAGTTCATCTCAAGCCCGTAGTCGAGGACAAGGGGACTTTTTCAGTAACCTTTTTGAGGGTTTAGGGGGCTTTGGTCCTGAAGGGGCTGGACGGCCTACTACTACAAATAACCCATACGGCTCTGGCAGAGGCCCCCAAGGGCCGAGCGAACCTTTAAAACTTTTTGGTTAACGGAAATTACAATGGCTAGAAGAGATCAAGTATTATCATTATTCGGTGCAAGTCCTGCTCAGATTCTTCAACAGATGCGTGAAGAAGAACAAGTCCGAATGGCTCAAATGCGTAGCCCTGAGGCTAAAGTCGGATTTGGCCTTGGACGTGCAATAGGGCGAGCGTTTGGCGGAGAAGACCCTAGGGTTAAACAAGCACGTCAAAGGCAATCACTAATTCAACAAGGGCTTGCTGACGCAAGACAAGCACAAGCTCAGGCACAAGCTCAAAAACAAGCCGTGTTAGATGAACGCTTAGGTGGTCTTGAGGGTGCAATGTTGTCTGAAACAACAGGACGTGGTGCGCTCCCAGAGATCCAACAACCTGCTCCTAGTCGAGAAGAAGTTATGATGCGTGACCTTGATAGTAGAGCACAACAATTTGATGCAATAGCAACTCGTTTAGAAAGCGTACCGGGTTTTGAAGAACAAGCTAATATGGCGCGTAATAAAGCTACAGAAGCTCGCTTAGGTGTCTTCAGCCTACAAAAGACCCTTGCAGACATTGAGAAGTCACGCCGTGGTGCGGCTCCTAAGTACCAAGAGATCAAAGAAGGTGACGAGATTGTTACCTATCGTGTTGATGCTGACGGTACACGGACTGAGGTTGCTCGTGGGCCTCGCTACAAGCCTGAGGGTACTAAGGTAGACGTTACGATTGACAAACCAACACAAAAGTTCCTTGAAAAACTTGGTGGTGGTCTTTCAGAGGGCTACACAGCCTCACTTCAGGGCACTCGTACTGCCATGAAGTCCCTTGCGACAATTGATCGTATGGACAAACTCTTGGACACTGGACAGGTGATTACAGGTTCTGGTGCTGAGTTTATCAAGAATGCAACCAAGGTGCTTAACAAGCTAGGATTTACTGACAGTGATCGTCCTGCGGCAACAGAAGAATTCTTTTCCGCCAGTGCAGGTCAGACACTTCAGCTTCTGCAGACAGGTGCTCTTGGTACAGGTAACTCGATTACTGAGGCCGATAAAGAGTTTATGCGTCAGGTTGCAGGTAACGAACTATCATTGGACGAAAATGCAATTCGTCGTATCAACCGCATCAACCGTCAGGTCACTGGTGCATCAATGATCTTTCACAATATGCTTGTCGATGATATTAAGTTGTCATTCCCTGATGAGCAAATTAACTTACGAAAAGTTGAGGTTCCTTATGATCGCCTAGGGTTTGAACGAGCACAAAACCCTCAGACAAATGAAATTATCTATCTTGATCCTTATCGTGGAATGTATGTAAGAGCAGACGGAACACCTGTTCAATAGGAGACCCAATGGCACAATTACCTCCCGGATTTGTCAAAATGCCACAGGCAGGCCCTACGCCTCCAGTGGCACCTCAGACACCTCAGCAAGCACAACAACTTCCCATGCCCTCTATGGGCCCTCAGGTTGCCCCTCAGGTTGCTTCTGGTAACGTTCCCTCTGGCTTTGAAGCAATGCCTCAGGAAGTTCCTACACGAGCACAAGACCCAGACTATCTTGATCGTATGGGTAACATCATGGAAAGCCGTGAGCAACGTATGGAACGTGCTTATCAAGCGGCTCAGTCCGGTGACATTGGCTACGGTCAAATGTTTATTACTCAAATGGGTGCGGCCATTGGAGCACTTGCGGAACTCACAGGCGAAACTATCTTCACTGTGTTAAGCCAGATGACTCCTGATGATGCTAAGTCGTATTTGAAAGAGATTGTAGCGGCGGGTGGGTCTGAGCTTTTGAAGTCTGAAGAAGCAAAGGAAGCCTTGGAGTGGTATGAGAACTTATCACCAAACCAAAAAGACTTCATGCTAAGTACGTTAGACTTGACATTGGCAGGGCCTTTAGCAAACGTTGTAGGGCTTCCTCTGAAGGGTTCTAAGAAGTTCCCAGATGCCCTAGGCCCTCAGACTGCTGTAGCAGGCGAGAAAAAAGGTCTGGCAGAGATGATTTTAAGCCACAAGGCGGCAGACCGTGCGGCTCGCTTTGGTGAAAAACTATCACCCTATGATAACGGTATCCTTAACACAGCTATTAGCCTAGGTATCAAAGCAAGTGATAATCCTGCTACAATGATTCCTGTGTTCCAAAGGGAAGTCAACAAACTAACTACCAAGATCACTGGACAACTCAAGAAGGCCAAAAACAAAGGCATGAGAATGAGTAAAGGTCAGATTGCAACCAAGGTAGAAGACGCACTACGGCAGTTCGTCAAAAAAAATGCAGAGTTTGAGGACTTTGCAGAACTGAGTAACATTGTCTCAAAAGCAGAAGAAGTGTTCGCTACAGCAAACAAAACGTTCGATGGGACACCTGAGGGACTCTATCGTCTACGACAGAGCATGGATAAGATTGCTGAGAATGTATTTGACAAGAACTTATTTGAAGGCTCTAAGTTGGGCCTAGATGTCGTAAGGGTTGTCCGTAACACGCTAAACGAACAACTTGACGCGATGGTTCCGGGCGTAAGAGATACTCTACGTCGTCAGCACTATGCTATCGAAGGTAAGCTCAATGCTAAACAGTTTGGTATTCAGGATACAAAGCCAAAAGGTATTGCTAAGGTGCTTAACTTTGTTGAACGTCACCCAATTTTGACAGGTAGTGCAGTCTCTGGCGGTGGTATGCTTAGTAACATCTCACCAACTGCGGCAACAACTGCGGGAATCGGCTTAGGACTCTATGGACTTGCACAGCCCGGTGGTCGTGCTCTTGCAGGAGAGGCACTTACCCAAGGTACACGAGGAACTGCCTTTGAAGCAGGAAAAATGGTTCCTGAGTTGATTGAGGAGCAACAATAGTAATGGCGAATGCATTAGACAGGATTGCAAGTAACCCTACGCTATTCCCAGAGCAGGTAACTGATAAAGTTTTTGGTGATAACTTTATAAGCCGTAATACACGGGAGATGGGGTCAGGAATCCTAAGCGCATTTACTAATATTCCATCAGATTTATACCGCATTGGGTCTCAATATGGATCAAGTGATCCCCGTGTGCGTAGAAACCCACTGGAAGTGGCCTTAGGTGTCGGCAATGCTCTGATTGGTAAGCCCTTAGGTACACTCTTTAGTGCCGTGACACCCGGTGTTCCTGACTTTATTGCAGAACCTGCAGGACGGGCCTTTGAATCCACAGGTATTCCCCAAGCTATCGGTGAGTTAGCACAAGAAAACCCTAGACTCTTTAGAGGTATTGAAGAAGCAGGTGGTTCTATCCCGTTCTTACGTGGAGCCGTTGGAGGTATCCAAGGGCTACAGCGTCTATCTCAGAACTTAGTGAATAACTTACAACGTAGTCCTGAAACACAGTTCTACTTGAACCGTTCTAAAGCTGAAGAAATTGCTAAGAGAAAAAATCCTGACCTTAAGGGTACTGCATTAGACAATGCAATTCAGCGCGTACAGACAGTCTCCCGTATCAAAGCAACCCAAAGTGGACTGTCAGAAGGAATTGGTAATTTCATCAAGCAGTCGTTTAGTCCTCAACAGATGGCTGAGTTTAACCAAAGGGGTGTAAGTCAGACTGCAATTAATCTAGCCAACAATCCTAATGCAAGTCCTGCGGAGTTATTTGGTCAGTTTGCTTATGAAGCTCTAGTAGGTAAAGGATTCCAGAACCTGAAACCGATCTTGAAAAAGCTCGATAATGAATACTTTACGCACACAGGGATTGCTTCAGTAGATCAGTTTAAGAAGTTTGCTAAAGGTGTAGACGATAAAGATGCAGAGGCATTCTATCGAACAATTATGGCATCTCAGGGTGTGTCTAACCCGCAACGGACAATCCTTGTTGCTAGACAGCCAACACAAACGTCAAAATCAGGTCAGTTACGCCAACTAGCAGGATCAGCGGGTAAAGTACCTAAGGCATTGCCTACGATTTTCCCGTTAGCAAAGCCTCACACAGCGGAGACGTTTCTACGTGCACACAAAGTAGCTTCTAGGGCTCGACCAAACAAGGCTTTGTCTGTAGAGCAATCAAATGCAATTACACAGGCATTTAAGAACAATCCTGAGCTTTCAACGATTACTGACCCTGAGCAACTAAAGGTGGCTCTCGCAAACAGCTTACCAAAAGGTCAAAAGTTCCCTGTCAATCGTATTGTCAACGATGTGACATTTAACTCTAAGCAGACAGGTTTCAAATCTAACGCTGAGTTACGCAAGGCATTAGAGGCTAAGATTGGTAATCGTGATGATATGCGTATCATTACTAACTCAACTCAGAAAGACTTACCTGAGAATGAGCGAGACATCTTCATCACCACCTCAGAAGTCAGTGATGCGTTTGAGTTAGGTGGTGTTGGTATTGTCTACCGTGTTAAGCCAAATGGTCAGATGAGTGCTATTATTCACGACACTAATGATCTTTTTGGTTTTGATGCTCCGGGGTCATTAAAGACTGTAGTAGCAACCCCACCAATCACTAAGAGCCTAATCAATATGAAGCAACCTGCCGCTGTGGTTGACATGCCTGACGCTTCTGAAGCAGTGCAGGAGATTGCTGAAGAACTCAGGACTCCTGTGAACCCTACAGCAAGGGACTATGCTGATGTCGGTGCTAACATTGGAGCCACGACAGCGGCTATAGGCGGATTACTCGTTGATGATCCCACGACTGAAGAAGACCCCTTAGCCCCAACTATTGAATAAAAAGAAGCCCTCCTAAGAGGGCCAAAGAGTCATGCCCAATCCCTACTCAAAAATGTCGTAGATATCCCCTATCATAATTTTGCATAGGGGGATATTGATTACAAAACCATCAAAGAAGTACACATTGGCATCTTCAATGTCTTCTCCGTCCTTCCAACCTAACACAGGCTGACTTTGGACTGTCTCTGCAGACAGCCCGAATACATTGTGAAATCTAGCGGTGACCACGACTAAAAATCTCCTTGGCTTTGTACATGTGACGTGCATTTCCCGTATATTTGGATGCACTTCCTGATTTCATGTATGCTTGATTGATTGCACCGTCTGCTGATAGGTCTTTAAAGTTACCGACAAAACGATCTTCACAATAGACTTCATAGATTCTAAACATTACCACCCCCAAGTTCCTGTCATGCCCTGTGCATTGTAATCCGTCACACGCTTCTCAAAGAAGTTACTGATGCTAGACCCGCCAATCAACTCTTCCATCCACGGGAGAGGATTGTCCTTAACTTTCCAGTTTGACTTGAGACCCAATTGGATAAGCCTTCTGTCTGCAAGGTAACGTATATATTGCTTAACTTCTCCCGCACTGAGTCCTTCCAAAGCTCCCATTTCATATGCAAGGTCAATAACCTTGTCTTCCAGTTTGACAGCTTGTCTAAACATTTCGTAAATTTCTTTCTTAAAGTCATCGTTCACGATCCTTGGATGCTCTTCACAAAATTCCCTAAATAGTTTCGCCATACCTTCTGCGTGTTGGCTTTCGTCCCTGACTGACCACTCCACAACCGTACACATTCCCGGCATCTTGCCGAATCGTTGGTAGTTGAGTAACATGGCGAATGCACTGAACAATGACATCCCTTCATTAAGTACAGATCGTGCAATAGCCAGACCTGTTCCTGACAAGGAATGTACATCTATGTCCCCCATAAATTCTACTTTGTCTGCCATCTGTTGATATTCTAAAAATGCGGTGAACTCTTCCTCAGGCAACCCTAAGGTATCATTCAAGAGAGCGTAGGCTCTTTGGTGGATGAACTCTCGACTTGCAAAGGCTGTGAGCATAGCCCTGATTTCATTGTTCTTAAACTTGGGTATATAATACTCCAAGTAGTTTGTTCCAACCGCAACGTCTGTTTGCGTAAAAAGCCGCAAGATCTGGGTGATATGGTGCTTTTCTTGCTCCGATAGTTTTCCCGACTTCCAATGATTAACATCGGTCTGCAAATCCAGTTCATCTTCAATCCAGTGTATCCTTTCGTGCTCCGTGGCATACGTAACTGCCCACGGATACTTAAACGGTTTATAGGTCGTATTTAATTCCAGTAAGCTCATTCAGTTGTTTCTCCAATGATTCGTTTCTTGCTTGTAATTCTTTAATGCTGTTGTAGCAATCATTCAG